ATCAAGTGTCTCCGCTCCAGCTATAACTAATGCAGCTAGTGGAGATTTATTAACATCAGAAATAACTGTATCAATCCTAACGAGCTGGAGTTAAAATGAGTACACACGAAGAAGACTTAGCCTTCTTGAAGAAGACAGGCCAGATCAAAGACGCACCAAAACCAACTGCACAAACAAAGAAAGACGAGGAATAACAATGGCAATCTATTTAAATAATAACGTAGGTGTTAAGTTGGCTACCAATGCGGCACCAACCACACCTTCAATCGATATCAGCGCTTATGTAACTAACGCTGTGATTAACCAGATCGTAGATGAGTTAGAAGTAACAGCGATGGGCGATACTGCTCATAAGTTTGTTGCAGGTCTACAATCAGCAACATTTAGCGTGGACTTAATCAATGACTGGGCAGCCGCTTCAGTAAATGAGACACTTAGCGCAGCATTTGGCAAGACCCTGGCAGTTTCAGTAATTACTGTTAAAGGCACTGCCGTATCAGCTACAAACCCAACTTACCAATTTTCAATCTTGGTAAATAACCTAACCCCAATCGGTCAAGGCGGCGTGGCAGAGGTTGCAACTTCAAGTTTATCCTTTACAGTAAACTCCGCAGTAACAGTGTCATCATCGGTGGCATTTTAACTAAGGAGTAACAATGGCAAAGCTAAAAATAACAAGGGCTAATGGTGAAGTATCTGAACACAAGATCACACCAGGTGTTGAGTACGCTTTCGAGTTAAAGTACGGATCAGGAATTAGCAAGGTCTTGCGTGAGCATGAGCGTCAAACAGAGATATTCTGGCTGGCTTATGAATGCTTACGCAGGGCTGGCGCACAAATACCTTTATGGGGATCAGAGTTTATTGACACTCTAGACACTGTCGAGGTATTAGACGAAGAAAAAAAATAACTGAGCGGTCTTCTATTGCTTACACTATTGCGCAGTTAGCAGTAGAAACTGGGATACCGCCTAGAGAGTTTATTGATATGGATACTGAAATGTATCTAGCAATAATCCAGGTATTGACAGACAGAGCTAAGGAGATCAAAAATGCCAGTCGTGGTAAACGGCGTTAGAGAGTTTCTTAAAGCAATAGATCAGCTTGATGATGATATGTTTGCAAATGTAAAAGCATCTCTTAAAACACCAATGATTAAAGTAGCCAATAGATCAAAGGCTGAATTTCCATCTAATCAAAATGTATTAAGCGGATGGCTTAAACAGGCTGAGCCACGAGAAGGTCAGCGCAGACCATTCCCAGCATACGATCAATCACAAGCTAGAGCAGGCATTAAATATAAGTTAGGCCCTAATAAGAAAAACAGAAGCGGCTATTCTGTTTACAATTATGTATCTAATGAATCAGCTGCTGGTGCAATCTATGAAACTGCTGGCCGTAAAACTACTGGTTCACAAGGCGCATCATTAAACCCAGATGCAGGTGTGCAGTTTATCCAGGCATTACCAAACGTAGTAGATGCAACAATGGCGGGTTCAGTAGGTCGCAGAGGTCGTAAGAATAAGGGCCGAGTAATTTACAAGGTATGGAAAGAAGAGCAAGGCGAAGTATACGCAAATCTAAAGAAGGCTTTAGATGATGCCATATTTGCATACTATAAGAAGATGCCACTAGAGCAGAAGTCTCAGGTATTAGGATTTTACAAAGAGCGATCAGCTCGTGGATTTAAGGGCGTGTAATTGTGCCAACCTTAGTAGTCTCCGCACTCAGCACCTTTGATAACAAAGGATTAAAAAAAGGCAAGAAAGAAGTATCAGCCTTTGAGAAACAAGTTAAGAGTTTTGGCAAAGTATTTGCTGGGGTGTTTAGTGCCGCCGCATTATTAAATTACAGTAAGAAGGCAGTGTCTGCATTTATGGCAGATGAGAAGGCAGCCAAGTCTTTAGAGTTACAGCTAAAAAATACTGGATATGCTTTTAGTTCGCCAGCAGTTGAAGATTACATTGGAAAATTACAGAAGACTACAGGCGTGCTTGATGATGAATTACGCCCATCATTTCAAAGACTATTAACAGTTACTAAATCTATTACTCAAAGCCAAGATGCTTTAGCACTGGCATTAGATTTAAGCGCAGCTGGGTATGGATCAGTTGAACAAATTAGCGCTAGTTTAGCCAAAGCATATTCTGGTCAAACTACAGCACTAGGCAGATTAGGAACTGGATTAAGTAAGGCCACATTAGCAACTGGCAATATGGAAAAGATTATGGCCGAATTGCAACAGAAGTTTGCAGGCCAAGCAGCAGCTAGATTAACTACTTACGCTGGCAAAATGGATCTATTAAAAGTAGCATCCGAAAACGTCAAAGAAGAAATAGGTAAAGGCATATTAGGTGCATTAGACGCACTGGGCAAAGACACTAGCATTGAAGACACTACAGACAAAATGGAAAATTTTGGTAAGGCTACGGGCGATGCTATTACTGGCGTTGGAGTTTTAATTGCCGAACTCCAAAAAATACCTGGATCAAAAAGAGTAACCGATGTTTTATTTGGCACCAACATATTTGGATTATTAGGCAAACTGGCAGAAGAAGAAAACAAAAGCAAAGCAGGCACTAAAGCCAATCTAGAACCAAGAGCTGCTAGCCGTGTTTATTTACAGCAACTTAAATTGGAAAATAAAATTATCAAAGAAGGCAACAAAGCCAGAGCAGATGAACTGGCCAAACTGAAGGCTAAATCAGAAGTAGATAAACTTAAAGATAAGTTTGACGTAGAGCGTATAGGTTTGACGCTTGCGCTTAATCAAGCCACAGATGCTGAGACTAAATTACGAATAAGGGCACAGATAGCAATTTTAGATGAGAACGAGGCTTTAGCTAAGAAATTAAATGTTGAATTAGATGCAACGGCTAAAACAAAACTATTGGCCGATGCCATGACTAAAGCAGCTTTAGCGGCTGATTCATTTTCTAGCTTTGCTATGGGTGCGGTGCAACGTGGCGAGTACGCAGATGCCTATAAGAATATAAGTAACGTGCCTACACAGAGCGCTGGCGGTGCTATGCAATTACCAAGCGCTGCAAGTTTTGCTATGGGTGGTGTATCACGTGGCGAGTACACACCAGTAACTGTAAACGTGGCTGGATCAGTATTAACCGAGCAAGATTTGACTAACACAATCAATGAGACTTTATTGAGAATCAATAAAATGGGCCGTGGTACTACACCCGCAGGCGGTCTATCTGGCGGCACCTAATGGCTGTACCAACAATCAATGCTGTAATTAACTTCTCAACTGGGCCAAGTTTTGCGCAGGCGATGATATTAGGCACAGGTATATTAGACGTAAACGTATTAGCAGATTCTACTGCTGTAATTGTCGATGTATCAGATCAGATTAACTACATACAAACTAGCCGAGGCCGTAACGCTTTAGTAGATCAATTTCAAACAGGCCAATTGACTTTACGCATAGTAGATCAAAACGGAGATTTTAACCCGACTAATCCATCAGGGCCATATTACGAATTACTAACACCTATGAAGAAGGTGCAAATCTCTGCTACTTATGGCGCTACTACTTATTCACTATTCTCTGGTTTCATTACAAGCTATGTCAACACTCAACCTAAAGATGCAACAGAAGTGGCGTATACAACAATACAAGCTGTAGATGCTTTCAGACTTGCTCAAAATGCTCAGGTATCAACAGTCACAGGTGCTAGTGCTGGCAACCTATCAGGCACAAGAATTAACCAGATATTAGATCAAATTGACTGGCCAGCAACTATGCGTGATGTTGATGCTGGACTTACTACATTACAGGCAGATCCTGGCACACCACGTACTTCTCTAGGTGCTATGCAGACTGTGGCTGACAGTGAATATGGCGCACTATATGTAAACACTGATGGCGAGTTTGTATTCCAAGATAGAGCTGTAACTGCAGGATCAATCGGTGGCACAGTAACTACTTTTAATGATGACGGCACAGGCATTTCATACGCCAATGCTATGTGGAAATTAGATGATAACTTGATTTTTAATTCAGCCCAGGTAAGTCGTGCAGGTGGATCACCACAGACAGCGATCAATCAACCATCTATTGACAAATACTTTATTCACTCATATAACCTACAAGACCTGCTAATGCAGACCGATGCCGTGGCTCTAGATTATGCCCAGGCTTATGTTGCTAGCCGTGCCGAGACACAGGTTAGATGCGATGGCATCGAATTGGACTTATATACAGACAATTACAACTCAGGCATTATTGCAGCTTTAGAATTGGACTTTTTTGATCCGATTAAAATTGTTACTACTCAGCCAGGTGGATCTACCCTAGACAACACTTTGCAGATATTTGGCGTGGCTACCACGATCACACCCAACAGCTTTAGGGTCTTCTTTACGACCCTTGAACCAGTCATCGATGCACTGATTCTAAATAACAATATATACGGCACTTTAGACTATAATGTGCTCAGTTACTAAGGAGAAATAATGGCCGCTGGATTAGGATTTAAGGATTTTACAACAGGCGAGGTATTAACCGCTGCCGATGTTGATGGCTACTTGATGCAAGGTATTTGGGTCTTTGCTAGCGCAGCAGCTAGAGATGCAGCTGTAACATCACCGCAAGAAGGTAATGCGTGTTATTTAAAAGACACAAACCAAGTTTTAACTTATAGTGGTAGTGCATGGGTTGCAGTAGGTGCTGGCGCATCTCCTTTGACCACTAAAGGCGATGTTTACGGATTTTCTACAGTAGATGCACGCATTCCAATTGGTGCTAACAACACAGTTTTAACAGCAGATTCGGCTCAAGCATTAGGTTTAAAATGGGCAGCACCCGCTTCCCCTGCTTTTGCAGGAGTTAGGGTAAGAAAAAGCGCAACTCAATCCATACCAAATGCAACAGATACTGTTATTACTTTTGATACTGAAACTTATGATACTGACGCTTATCACGACAATACAACAAACTCAAGTCGTTTAACTGTGCCTGCTGGTAAAGCTGGATATTATAGTATTTATTTTTGTATTCAATGGGATGTAAATGCTACGGGTGATAGAGAAATTTCTTTATACATAAACGGAACTGCAACAAGAATTTGCTTTAACAATCAACCTGGAGATGCCACCCTTTACACAGCATTAACTGGTACAACTACCTATTATTTAGCAGAAACTGATTATGTTCAATTAACTGCTTATCAAGACAGAGGTGGCGCATTAAATGTAACAAACTCCACAGCAATTTCATTCGGAATGGATAAGGTGGGCTAATGCAAACATTTACAAAACCAACTAACTTAAATGGTGCAGAATTGCGCCAAGAATTAAATGCTGCTGGTGTGAGTATTTCAAATGAGATAAGTGCTGTTGTTTTAGATGGCGATGTTTTATCTCTTGATATTGCAGCAAAAGATAAAGCAAAGGCTGAAACAGTAGTAGCAGCACACAACGGCACTGTCTAGCATAATTTTGCGTGATGGTTAAGCCTAAACTATGTGCAGCTGGTGTGCAGTTAAGAGAGCAAGTTGATACGTGGTTTCCAGATAGGCGTACTGCCAGCGATGGGTGGGTGGGCGATAGCCGTCATGCCTCCAGAAAAACCTCAGATCATAATCCAGACAAGTTCGGATATGTACGAGCAATTGATATTGATTCTGGGCTGGAGCCATCCGATGGGCTCGCACCTTATTTGGCTGACCAAATCAGAATCGCAGCCAAGTCGGATCCACGCATATCATACGTCATCTTTAACAGGCGAATATGCTCGAAGATATTGAATTGGAAATGGCGTAAGTACAAAGGCATCAACCCGCACACAAAGCACATACATATCAGCTTTACAACATTAGGCGATTTAAATGGCACAGCGTTCGATATACCACTAATAGGGGGCAAGATATGAAGATAAGCAAGAAGCAAAAAGCAATACTAAAATCATACTTTAGAGGTGTGCTTGTATCTCTGCTAACATTTTTAGCAAGTAATGAATTAGGTTTAGATCCTGCCGTGTCTGTAATTGTTGCAGCGCTAGCAGGTCCAGCAGCTAGGGCTCTAGATAAATCCGACAATGCTTATGGCATCGGTGCTAATGAAGCATGACACCTACAGAAATAGCATCTTTTGGCGCTGGCGCTATCGCCGTGCTATCAGGCGTGCTAATCGGATTACGTTTTTTAGTTAGAGGCTGGCTCAATGAGTTGCGCCCCAATTCTGGCAGCAGTATGAAGGATGCCGTGGATCGAATTGACCAAAGAAGTTCACGATTAGAACAGCGTGTCGATGATCTCTTTGTTTTAATTAGTAAGTCATAATTTTAAGATGGCTACTAAACGCAAACCTAAAAAGAAAATAGCACGTAGGCGTAGGACTACTAAAGAGCCTGTACTTACAAAGCTAGATTTCTGGGCAATAGCAGCTAATGAGGTTTATATGGCTTGCCGTAAATCAGGTATGGATGAAGGCACAGCTCTAGCGTTTGCGATGGATAGGTCAAGTTATCCAGACTGGATCATTGACACCAAAGATCCTATGACAAATCCACTTGATGACTTTGAAGAGGATGAAGATTAAGCCATCCAGATACCTCGTTATCTCAGATTTGCAGGTGCCCTATCACCACGAAGCAGCTGTAAAAAATGTTATCAAGTTGGCAAGGCGTGAGAAGTTTGATTCAGTATTGGTAGTCGGAGATGAAATTGATTTTCAGAGTATTAGTAAATGGAGTGAGCAGACACCTTTGGCTTACTCAGAAGACTTACACGCAGATCGTGAGCTGTGTAAGCAGATACTCTGGGATCTCGGTGAGTACAGTCCAGAGATGCACGTTATCCGCAGTAATCATACTGATCGCTTATATAACACTTTATTAAAAGTACCTGGCTTAATTAACCTGCCTGAATTGCAATACCCAGCATTTATGGGATTTGCTGAAATGGGTATCACCTACCATAAAACAGCTTATGAGTTTTACCCTGGGTGGGTTTTGTGTCATGGAGACGAGGGCAGCATGAGCCAACATGCGGGCGTTACCTCATTAAATTTAGCCAAGAAATTTGGAAAATCAGTTTTGGCGGGGCATAGTCACAGGCTTGGCATGAGTGCCTATTCAGAGGGCATTAACGGCCATTCTAGGACCCTATATGGGGTTGAGGTAGGTAATCTTATGGATCGCAAAAAAGCCTCTTATATCCGCTATGGAAGCGCTAATTGGCAGATGGGCTTTGCTATACTAGAAGCCGTTGGAAAGACGCTAACACCTACGTTAGTGCCTATCTCAAAGGATGGCTCATTTACAGCATTGGGCAGGTATTACGGGTAACATCGTTACCTAATCGTTATACAAATTACGCCCAAAACAATCCACAAAGTCGTACACAGGTGCAACACTATGCCTGTACCGCAAAGTATGCGGACAGTTAGGGCTATAAATGTATAACGAAGTAAAGTGCGAATGGTGTAAAGGTGTATCACGTGGTGATGTTTGTCCACGATCTCTAGAATGTCCAAGTTGCTCAGCTAAGCCTGGTGCATCCTGTGTCAGACCTTCTGGTCATAGAGCAGCTGAAATACATAAAGATCGAATTAACGCAGGTTATGCAATAGATGATGCAAATAATTTCGATTGGAAAATTGCTTACGCTGACAAAGTGGCGGTGTCAGTATGAACCTTTATGCTGATTTAAAAGATTTAGGCTATGTATTGATGTATGGAATAGTCGGCCTAATTGTAATTGCCTGGATATTTAACGAAATTAAAACCAACGCACAGAATCGTTACTACTGGATTGGTCGCAAGGATGGCTGGGATATGCATCGCAGAATGATCGATAACAAAGTTAAAACCGATGAGGTGTTTGACTATGACAAGAACTGAGAAGTTGTTTGAACAGGTCATCGATACCTTGCATAGTAGAGGTGCTGATTATGGCCACCCGATCACAAATCATAAAAGAATCGCAGAGTTATGGTCGGCTTACCTGGGCTATCCAATTCAACCAAACGAGGTGGCAATTCTCATGTGCCTACTCAAAATCAGCAGACAAGCTCAGGATCCACGAGTTGATGACAATTACACCGATGCGCTTGGATACATCGCTATCGCTAAAACAATAACTGAAGCGATGCAAGATGAGGATGGAGTTTGGAAAGATGGCATTTAATTTAGCAGATTACGAAACAGTCGAGAGCCGACTAGAAAAGTTTTGG